GACAAATCACCGTTTATAGATAATTCATCTTTATATTTTTGTATGCTCTGTTCTCCTCTAGCATATAATCTTAAGTTGTGAAATGTGTTTTGGTTACTTTTAAATCTACCATAACCATTATCACTACTAAACCACTCGTTTTCAATAGCTCTACCTACAGATGTTCCGTAGTCCATTGACATTTTTTCTTTGTCACTTGCTATTTGACTTGGAAAATAATTTGTTATAACAGATTTAGCCATACTTTTAATTTTCTATTATTTTTGAAAACACACCAGAATTAGTATATTTTGATATTTTTAAATTTATTTTATTTTTTTGTACATTTGCTTTTGGATAATACTTATGTCTGTTACAAGCCATTATAGCTAAACCAGAACTTATAGCGGCGTCAAACTTGGTTCTGTTGTTAATATCAAAACCAGCCCAGTCGTTTAAGGTTCTATTAAAATACATAGTACCATAAGTATTGTCTTCTAGTAATCCCACGTGTTTATCTATATAGCTTTCAATAGCTGCAGCGTGAGCTTGCTTTATATCCTCGCTTGAGTTAGGCATACCACCTATCTCTTTTTCGGTAACCGATAATTTATTCCAAATACGGTCAGGTCTATTCATTGAATATCCTCTATAGCCTCTTCTTTTAAAATAATATAATAATCTAGGTTTATTATTTTCAGCTAATAAAGGCATTCCGTAAAAAACACAAGCCATTAAAACATCTTCAAAAAACATATCCGCTGTTTGTGGTCTAGCTATGTATTCTAAAAAAAATGTATTTGCAGGGGCATCTTCCATACTAAATTTAGTTAGTCCGTGTAAAGCTCCTTTAGATCCTTTACCGCCTACAGTGCCTGATATATCGTAACTATCGCACCCAAAAGCACCCATATGTTCGTTACCGGGGTATTTTATACCATTTTTTATTATTTGCCTATTTTGTAAAGCAGCATTAGGTACCCAAGATATTTTAAATCTACCGTTAGGATTTGGAGTAAAGACTACTTTAGAATCTTTAATACCATTAACCCATTGAAAATTGCCGATTGTAATTACATTTGAATTACCAAGATCTTCATTGTAATCTATTTGTTCATATATCTTAGCTAAATTAAATATACTATTTTTAGCTTCGTCTCTAAAAGCGTGTTCTTCTGTTCTTGGAAATTGTCGATAATATTCATTTAAAGCATCCTGGTCGCCTTTTAATCCGTCGGCTTCATTTTCCCAATGCTCTATAACTCCAACTTCTATAGGGTCGCCTAATGGATCTAAAACCTCACTTTTAGGTGTATTAAATACAGGATGTCCATATTCATCTATAAATCCTTCATAATTCCATTCCATTGGAATAAACAAAGAATATAAACCAGAAGCTGTTTGACCATTTTTGTTTCTTTTTGTAACATTAGAGTTTACATATAATTTTTTAAAATTACTTCCTCCTTTATCTAAAGCATTTGATGTAGAACCCATCATACACTTTCCAATAATTCTAGAACCTAATCTTAAACAAGTTTTTGTAACCCTCCAGTTATTTAATATATTATCAGGTCTTTCCCATTTACCGCTTTCATCATGAACTAATAATTTTAGTTTTTCACCATCATATGAGTTATCTCCTGTATTCTTCCAGTCAATAGTTGTATCTAAACCTTCTAGAACCTCTAGTCTTTCTTTATTTTGTATAGATTTTCTAGTTAACCTAGAAGCAGGTACCCTATAGGCCAATTCTGTTTTTGGTCTATCCATACCATCTTGTATGGGTTTAAAGAAAAAAGGATAGTTAACTGATATTGGTACTACTTTGTCAGTAAACATTTTTTTAGCATCACTACCAGACTTAGACAATATACCAAATCTAGCATCTGAGCTAATAGTTGCTTGATTAACGGTTTCACCTGAAGCCATAAAACTAAAACCAGAACGTCTATTTTTTAAATAGCACATTCCATAACATCTGTTATCTGCTTTACAAGCTTCCCAAAATATAAAAAACAATCTATTTGCTTCACGAAAATCAGGCCTACCTACATCTATCTTAGACCATTGAAGATACATATAATGAGTACCTGTTAAATATGTTGGCTTATTTTTGTTATAGAACCAATAACCTTCTTCCCTTCTTTTAAACTCCTCATCAATATATGGCTCCCATTTTTCTTGAAATTTCTCAGGAAGTTCTCTCCAATCAAAAATACTAGAAATAGCTTTAAGTTCTTTTGGATACTCTACTGGTTTCCATTTATTTATGCCTTTATCAATTTTAGTAGGCTCTTTTGGTAAAGCTATTTTTAAATTTTGTATATTATAAATTTCACCAATTTGACCCGTTTTGCTAATTACTACTACGTCATACTCTTTATTATAGCCGTACTTCCATTTTTTACCTCTATTGAGTCTAGAGATAGTTGTATGCTTTATTGGTGTTATAACACTATATAATGATTGCTCGTACATTATCTAGACCTTTTTTCAGCAAAACCTTTAACTGTTTTTGTTGCAACAGTATCTTTAGGTTTATCATCTAAAGCATTTTGCTCATCATTTATTCTATTTAATATTTCAAAAGCATCAAATATTGCTAGTTTTTTAGTTGCTGCTGCATTTTTTAATCTATCCGCAGATATGTCGTCATCTGAATCAACAATAGCTTCTTTTGCTACTTTTATTAATTCTTCTACAGCTTTATGTCCAGCTTGGATTATATTCTTTTTCGTTTCCTTGATATTCATATTTAATTGTAATTGATTTGGTAGGAACTCTATACAACCTGTCTTTGTTTACAATAAATTCATATTCTGCTCCAGGTTTAAAGCCAACTAAAGATCCGGTTTCTAAGAAATCTAATTCAGGATCTTTATATACTAAAATACCGATCCCTTCTTTTTCAAAATTATTAGAAAAAATATTATTTTCAGCTAATGGTTTTATAAAGTTAAAACCTTTACAAGCTTTAAATGTATCATTATTTTTTCGGTATCCAAATACTTGATCTAAGCTAACGAAATAAGTGTCTTCGTTGTAATAGCTTCTACTATTCTTTTCGTTGCCTCTAATGTCTTTAAAACGTCTAAAAACATTATGATGAACTATAATCTCATCTCCAACTTTTATTTCTGTATCTATTTCTAAAGGTACAGCTAAAACTTTTGCAATTCTATTAGAATAATTATGATTATGAAGTTCTGTGTTTAATATTAATTCAGAACCATTTATGTTTTTTTTATTTGTATATCTATTACCTAATGGTTTTACTATAAAATTATATAAAGCTTTCATTAATATTGCAAATCATATTCAACTGCGATTGCCATATTTTTATTAAAATCTTTCCAAGGCAATACCTCATTGTTTTTTTCAATATATATTGAGTACTTAGTTTCTTCTTCAATTATATTAATTATAGTGTGACCACCATACACTTCCTGACCAACAGAATAGTGCATGGCATCACTTTTATAATCTTTACCAATACTAATCTTCCTTATTAGGCTCATCTTCGGTAATTTCTCCATCTTGAAGATTCACAGATACTTTCCCGTAAGTTTCTTCTAAATCTTTTTGGATTTTTTGCAATTCGTTATTTTCATTAGCAATTGCATGTAGTAACTCGTGTTTTTGAGCTTCAACTCCTCCAATTTGCATTTGCAAATTATTGATATTACCTACTACTTTTTGTAACGCTTCTAACTCTTCTGTTTTAATTTTACTCATTTGATTTAATTTAATTGTTAATTTGTTATTTATTCAATGTTTAATTGACTATCTATATGGTTAGTAATTACGTGTATATCTACACTTTTTAACTTTCTGTTACCTAATCCTAGTTTATTGTCTTCATAAAACTTTTCAGGATCAATAAGTATTGATGCTAACTGAGCGATCATTAATTCCCAACTATCAAATTTCCAAGCATACTGTGTGCAGCCAACCATAAACATCCATTTATTATCGGTTGTTTTTTTAATTTTAATAGGGTTTTTTCTAAAGTCTATATTTGTATAAGAATTATCTTGTAATTTAGATTCGTCAATCATAGTAATTTATTTTTGCTTTTTATTTTTTTCCCAAGTTCTACCTACAAAATAAGCTCCATATACGGTTATTAATAAAGATTGAAATATAGGCACATATTGTTCAGCTACTTGGAATCCTCCAATATTCCCATCAAAGAAAGCTAATACCGTAAAAACAAACGTTAGAAATACCAAAACTAAAGGCCTAATGTTTTTAGATAAAAAACTATCACTAGCCATATCAGCTTTCCAACGCTCAGTAACTTGTTCTTGAGCCTCGCTGTCAGCTTTTTCTAGTATTTCTTGTATTTGTTTTTTAATTAAAAGCTTTTCTTCTTCTGTAGTAGTAAGCTTATCAATGACGTTACCAATATCTTTGATAACGCCACCGGTAAGCCATTGAAAAATCTTTTTCATTATTTATCTGGATTTATAGCTTTTGCCGCTTGTCCTCTTTTCTTAGCTGCTCTTTTATTTATTCTTTCTTCTCTTCTTTTTAGTCTTAAAGCTTTTTGCTTATTACCTGATTTTAAAGCTTCAATACCTTTTTGTCTAACTCTTGCAGATCTACTTTCTTTTCTTTCAGCAGACTTAGTTTTTCTATCTACTTTTTTTATTGTTTTTTTGTCTAATACTTTAGCATTATTATTTGGAGTAATAATTTTACTCTCTTTAACAACATCAGCTACTTTAGCTTTTTTAGCTGTTACTTCTTTAGGGATTGCTGTTTTAGCTTTTGGTTTTGCTTTAATAGTATCATCGTAAGCCCAACCTAATTTATCGTATTGTTTTCTTCTAAGCTCTGACCCTATTTTACCTGTCACATTGTTTTCCTTAGTTGTGTCTTTTTTGGTTGTTTCTTTCTTGGTTGTTTCTTTTTTAATAGCGTACTGCCCTGTTTTATTTTTACGCGCAAGATCATCTGCCGCCCAAACCTCTTCGCCTCTGACCCTGGCTCCGTATTTGGACTCAAAATTTTCCATTCTTTTTTTCACTGCTTTTTTAGTAGATGGATATCTATATTCATCAATAGGCCTTGATTTATCTAGTTTGTTTTGCTTTAACTCTTTTTCATAATTATCTCTTTCCTTTTGCAAAGCAACCTTTTCTCTATATGGAGTAATATATTTTTTATCCTGTTTAGCAGATGATTCCATTTTCATTTTTACAGGAGCACCCATATTAAGTAACGGTTGTTGAACCATTCCTCCTTTGGTTGTTTTTTTAAGTTTTGCTGTAATTGGAGTACAGCCTTTTTGTTTATATGCCATGATTAGTTTTATTTATTTTTTTTGTTTAGCTCCATTTGAACAGCCTCTTTAACAGTTATACTGTTGTCTTTTACTTTTTTCCCAGGTTTGTAAGTAACAGAGTGTCCCGACTTGTTATATAAAGTATATTCGTTTATCTTATTCTTCTTAGGCACCACTGTGTATTTACCCTTAAATCTTTCTTTTATCTCTTCATAACTAGGTATTTCACCTACCTTTGCTTTACCTGTTTTTGGATCAGGTTCTGTCATATAAGCTGGTGATTTCATGTTTAGAGGTATATCTCTACCTGTTTTAGGCATATTACCTCTACCTGCACCTTGTCTTTGATTGTAAGCCATTTTTTAAATTATTTTTATTTGTAATTATTTAGTCTTAGTGTATGCTTCTTTTTCCCACGGAAGTTTTTTATTACCTTCGTCCATAGTTTTCCTTGAGTATTTTTTACCTTTCCAATAAACGTTTTTATCATCATAAGTTAAATCTCCTCTATTTATTTGATCTACGTGGATTTTTTCGTGATTAATTACTTTTTTCTCTTTTAAAGGTGAAAGATTTTTATTTATAAGTATAGAACCATTTTTGTTGGCCATACCTAAAATACCATCTTCCATATCAACTCTATATATAGGTGTGTTATCTATTTTCTTATCTGAACCCCTTAATTTAAAAGCCATACTACCATTTTACTTTATCAGCCCAATAAGCCGCAGACATCTTACCTTTAGCTATATTCTTAGCGTGTCTAGATTTAAAAGATTTTCTCTTAGCCTTCATTTTAGCAGACTCACCTTTTTTAGGCGCTCCTGCTGTGCTAGCTCCTTGTTCACCAAATCTTATTATCTTTTCTTTGCCATTAGCACAAGCTTTAACAATGTGTGACTTCTTAGGATGGCTAGGAGTTCTCTTTGGTTTGTTACAAGCCATTTTAGACTTATCAACTTTCAACAAAGGAGTTTTGCTTGGTTGAATATATGGCATAAATCTATCCTTTAGCTCTACCAGTTATAGGACCGTTCAATTGCCCACAACCACAATCACCAACGCATCCACAGGGTTGCATTACTTTTAATTTCATACCTTTTGCTCCAGAGCTAGATCCTTTTGCGTGAGGTCTACCTTCTTGATTTAATGGTCCGTCCCATAAAGTATTTTCACCTACTTGTCCTTGTGCTTTTTGTTTCATGTTTTCCATAGTTTTATTTTTTATAGCTTCCACAGCTTTTCTTAAAAAGAGGAGTGCTATTACCTAGTGATTGTTGTCTCTGCTCTATTGTACCCATAATATTGTTACCAACTTCTATAGCTTTTGGACTAAACGGTGAAACCAAGCTAGAAGCAGCTGGTGGCACTGTAGTCATCTCTTGTTGCTGAGGTTGCATAGCTAGAGCTTGTTGATTACTTACAACAGGCATACCAGTTAATGGATCAACTTGATATTTTTCATTCATAATTATCTATTTTTATCTTTGTTAACGTTATTTATTGACGTAATTAAAACCTTATCGGTATACGTATTACCTTTCATAATACTATTTCTTTTAGTGCTAGTAGGTACATCTTCATGACCTAGCATAATTCTGTATATTCTGCTTATTAGCTGCTTGCCTTTAAATGAAACTTTATATATGTGGTACTTTTGAGTTGTTCTGTTTCTCTTTCGCCAAACCGTTATCCAACCTTCTTTTAGTAACCTATTCAATCTCCTGTTGTCCCAGCTGTAGGAATATGTACCGGTTTTAAAATCTTCCTTGGTAAACATGTCCATACAGTCAAGATATATTAAAAGCTCTATATCAGCATCATTTAAGTCGTTGTTTCTACAAGCCCACTTACGTATTATTCTATAATGTTTTAAAAGATTAATATCTCTTATATCGCTAGCTTCTAGCCTCATAAAACTACAACAACGTCCCTAACCGTAATTACATAAAAAACTTGCTTATCAATTTCTATTCTATGACCCGCGTGCATATCATAATAAATAGAATCACCACTTTTAATACCTTTAACTAAATCGCCGCAGTTTACAACTGTAGCTTGTTTATATCTAACATCTTGCTTTTGACTACTTGTTAGCAATAAACCACCTTTAGTTTTTGATACAGCCTCTTCTTTAATCTTTTCGATTAATATATTATTACCTACCGCTTTCATCACCAACTCTTAAATTATTAATTACACAGTCTGTAGATAATATAGTTGTCGCAACTGAAGCAGCATTCTTTAAAGCACTTTTAGTAACAAGCAAAGGATCTATAATACCGTTCTCTACCATATTAACCATTTCACCAGTCATTACGTCAACCCCTAAGCCATTGTATTTTGAAATAGATATATCAACACCAGCATTTGATAAAATCTTTTTAAAAGGCGCTAAAATAGCTTCTAACAACAATTCTTCACCTATGTTATTAGGTTTAACATTTGACCAAGCATCTAAAAGAGCAATACCACCACCAGCTACAATACCTTCTTTTATCGCTGCTTTTGTTGCACATATAGCGTCTTCAACTCTATCAGATTTTTCTTTTAACTCTATTTCAGAGTTTGCACCTACTTTTACTACAGCTACTTTACCTGATAGTCTTGATAATCTTTTTTCTAATCTAACAACTTCACCAGGTGCTTTAGCTTCTTTTAATTGTTTTTTAACTTCTTCTATAAGCTTTAATACTTCATCTGTTTCAGTGTTAACTTGTAGTATTGTTTCATAGTCACTAGTTATACTTTTAGCGCATCTACCAAGTAAGTCTGGATTTATTATTTCTAGATCATCACCAAGGTCTTCATTTATTATTGTTGCA